CTTGTTCAAATCTGACAGATAATTATAAATCGGAAGAAGAAAAAGAAAGAGAAGAACAAGTAAGTGTTGAAAATGCGGAATTGTTAAAAATGACAAAAATCTAAAAAAAATCCCGTTTTCCAACAAAAATTGTTTTTTTATTTTATTTATTTTATTTATTTTATTAATTTGATTGAAAATTTGGAATTTATTGGAATTTATTGGAATTTATTGGAATTTATTGGAATTTATTGGAATTTTTAAAATACAAATACAAGATGGGGGGACTTTCTCAAAATCAGCGCAGGAAGAACCGAGAAAAACAGAACCAAGAAAAACAGAACCAAAAAACATTCAACTCCGTCCAGTTTATAGAAGATGTAGTGAAGGAGGTCAATCAAGGAGGACGGAGAGCGGATCTTTTATTAATGGAGTACTTCTCTATTAATAACGAGTGGTTAGAAGGGTGGACAACCTATCACCTTAATAATCTCAACCAAGGTTCATCAAAAACCTTCAAGTTTGTCAGTTTGAATGCTGAGTTAAACAAGTACTGTTTGAATGGCAACAAAATGAACCTGGATCATTGTGGGCGTGTTCTCGCAAAAATTATTTATAGTTTGAGAAACTAAATATATTGAAAAACCAAAAACAAAAAACAAAAACAAAAACAAAAACAAAAAAAATAATAAATAATAAATTTATCAAAATTTATTAATGGTGTATTATTATTTATTAATGATATACCATTGATATCTTATTTTTTTTATATAATACTCAAAATACTCAAAATACTCAAAATACTCAAAATTAAATTAAATCAATTAACTCAATATAATTATGTATCTAATTATTAATAATCTGAAATGGAAACACCAGATTTACTTGAAGAGTGCAGCATATGCTTAGACCCAATGTTAAAGGAAATTGCTGTTTTATCTTGTCATCACGAATATCATTTAAAATGTATCAGCGATTGGATTATTAGATCTAAACTCAACAAAATTAGTAACTATAAATGTCCTATATGTAATAATGATACTTTTGAAATAAATTTAATATATAATAAAGATGGAAATTACGATTATCTATCTGGTAAATTAGTTTTAGAACAAATTGAGAAATATGAAATTGAGAAATATGAAATTGAAAGAAATATAAATTATAATCAAATTAATAGACCAATACATCAAGTAGAAGTTGTTAATCCAAATATAATATATAATCCAATATTACCACCAAATCCATCAAGATGGAAAAGATTTAAAAATTGTATTAAAAAATATTATTTTAAGTGTTTAATATTCTGTTAGTTTGATTAGTTATTTATTGTGTAGTATGTGTTATTTTCTAATAAAATTTATATTGTATGATAATAAAATAGTAAAGTTGATTAGAAAATAATAAAGAAATAATAAAGAAATAAAAGAAAATGAGTAATTTAGATATAATTTCAGAAAAAATATATAATCATTTCAATAATAAATATCCATCTTTTTTTTCAAGTTTAAATTTATCTAAATCACAAATTAAACAAATATTAAAATCAAAGCAAAATAAATTACACGATAAATCATATGTATCAAAAGTAATTGAAACACTTGACCAAAATATACAAACAAAATTACATTCAAATCATGCCAATGCTGGTTATGCTAAATTCGGAAATACACAACCCAATTCTGCTAAACAAATTATGCCAGTAATAAGTTATGTTCAAGATACAAATACAACTATGCCATATAATAATTTTCTAAATAATTTTAAATATGATGAAAAACCAAAAGAAATAACAGGAAATCAGGAAAAAGTTGATAATAGTAAAGCATTCCAACAAATATTAAAAGACAGAGGACAAGAATTCCCAGAACCTTTACCATCTAAATCCAGTAATATTACCAATGTTGTTAATAATTTTCAAAATGATGAAGAAGACAAAGATGATAATATTGCAAGTGATAATCATCAAAGAAAAACAGAAATAAAAACAGAAAATATAGAGCAACAATTCCAAGAATTATCTGAAAAATTACCAGAATCAGTTAAACAATCCGTCAAGGATATTGTAGAACCGGAAGAAGTAACAAAGAGTTTTTATATTGGAATTGATAGCAAAGATAGAGATACTGCTTTATTTACCAAACCTAATGAATATTCTATTAAGTTTTCTCCTTCAAATACAACTTCAAGCGGTTATATTGATTCTGGATTTCAAAATATTATTTCAATCGAATTAATAGAAGGGATTTTAGCAGTTAGTAGTTCTGAAACTAATGCTTCTGATAATGGGAGTTCATTTCCATATTTATTATTACAAATTGAAGAATTTGGTGGATTATTTGAAGGAACTAATGATGTTATGACAAAATCTTTCGCAATTCTTAAGAATTTCACAACACAAAATGGATTTAAATATTATAAATTAGTTGGTGATACAATGACCAATGAAGGTATTATAAAAGTATTTGAACCAAGAATATCATTGAGTAAAATGACTGTTCGTGTTATGACTCCAGACGGAACTGCTTTTAATTTTGGTGATGGGAATGATAGTAATGCCACAACAGTTAATTATTTTTTATTTAAAGTGAAAACAGCACAAAAAAGATTAACAACTCAATTTATGGAACAAGGAACATTTTAAATAATTATTATTTTTATTATTTTTTTATTAATTAAATCAAATCAAATCAAATTATCTAAAAATGTAAAAATTTTATAATAATAATCTATTAATAAAATAATATAATATAATATAAATATCAAAAATGAGTAAAAATACTAAAAAAAATAGTAAAAAAAATATTAAAAAAAGTAAGCAACAAAATTTTAAAAAAACAAAAAAAATATCTATAACACAGAAAGGTGGAGAACTCGATAAAACCCAAGAACTTGTTAAAATTGAAGATCAATTATTTATATCAAGATTTTTAAATACAGCTCGTGATAAGAATATATTTAATGATACTACTGATGATAATAAAAAAAAAATAAATAATTTTTTATTTCAAATGTATGATAAATTAGATAGAAATAAATTAGATAAATATTACGAAGCTATGAAAGATATAGATGTTGATACAAAAGAAACGAAAAGTAATATTTTAAATGAAATTGAAATTATGAAAATCAATAATGAAAGCAAGAATGCAGAAAATGTAAAATTCTTTATTCCGGAAAAAGAAGGTGTAAAAGCAGATGGACGATACATGTTTATTCAATCAATTGATGATATTGATGGTCGAACACCCATATTTTTAATAAAAAATAATAATTCGAGTGATGATATTACTATAACATTTAGTGATTCTGATAAACCAATATTGCCTGATGAAAATAACCATAACAACAATATAAATTTATTAATTAACAAATTAAATGACAAAATAGGAAAAAAAGAGAAACATATAATAAACCCATTTATTCTTCAAATAATTCATCAAGGAATAACTGGTACTACATCTACAACAGAATTAAATTTAAAATTACCTAATTGTACTGGCGGCGATATTACCAAAAAAAAAATAAAAACAAGTTCTATTATAATTTTAGATACACCTAATAATAAAATAATTAAACTTAATTTATATATGATTCAATTATTAGATCCAGATAAAAATGTAGATAATTCACCAGTTTATATAGCACAAAGGTCATATATTATAGCTGACTTATATATACAAGATAATGATAATAAATTTGTTGAAAATATAATTAACAATAATTTATTTTTTGGAAATGAAGTTTTAGATATAAAAGACTATTTTTTAAAAAAAATAGATTATGATGGTTATATCGTACATTATACTGAAAATATTAATAAATTTATAGTTGAAAAATTTATAGCAATAGAAAAAGCAGGTGTAGTAAAATTTTTTGATGAATCCATGTGTTTTAAAAGTGGAGAAAATTTTATAAAATTTATAAAGTTTTCCGTAAAACCAGCACCACATATAACACTATCCAAATTTATAAACGGTGCATTTTCAGAAAATACAGATTTAACAATAAAAAATTTATATGAAGCGGTTGTAGTCTCCGAAGATAAATGTCCAAAAGATATAAAGTGTAATATTTATACTCCAGACCAAATAGAAATAATTAAAAAAGAACTTAATGAGTGCATGGAAAATAAAACAGATGGTGAGAAACAAAAAATATATCGTAGTCTGAGTAGAAAGTTTCATACAGATAAGAATAAACATTGTCCTGAATTTATGAATGATTTTAGTGTACAACTTAGTTTATATAAATGCGAGAACTCTAACATAACAAATAAACCAAACATAGTTAAGTCTTTAGAAAAATTAAACGATGAAAATTTTTTAAATAAATTAAAGGATGCTGTAGATAATAATTATAATGAAAAGTTTAAAGAAATAAAAGTTAATGTTAAAAACCAAAAAAAACAAGCGGCAAACTCGGTAAAAAACATAGATGATTTAAAAAAACAATGTAATCTTGTTATAGTTAATATATTAGATAAAAATATTATCGAATATTGTAAATAGTTTAAAAACTGTAAAACCATAATTAAAAAACTGATAATCCATTATAAAATAATTAGGTAAATAAATAATTATTCTCTTAATTTCAAACTCATTTTATTAATATTTACTATTATAGGTTTTGATATTGATTTTCCAACTAATAACCAATAAGGATGTTTTTTATTTTTTGATACTTTATCAAATAATTTATCAATTATATCTTGTAATAATTCTTCTGAATTTTTAGTAATTTTAAAATCTAATCCAAATTGTTTATTTAAATGTTCTACATAATCATTTTCTATTTTCATATCAGAACCATTAATAAGAGATTGATACATCATACTATTCCAAGAATTATTATCTAATGGATATTCCATTTTACGAGAATCGACAATCTGATAAGTATGGGTAGCAATTAGATATAAAATTTTAGCGACATCTTCTAAATATTTTTGTGGAAAATGATCCATAATACGGAATTCAAAACCATTTATACCCCTTTTTCTACGGAAATCTGCTCCAAATCTGAACCATCTTTTCTCTTCAATTAATGTATAATCCGGTATTTTAGTAGTATTAATTGGACTTGTAATATTGTTCATTAATTTGTCTAAATAAATAGATGTTCCTAATTTATGAGATTTTCTATATTCTTTTCCAAATCCTACTATCCTACTATCTAATGAATCATAATTATATGTATTTGAAAATCCATATAACGCCCAAGTATTATTTAGATTACGATAAGAACCTTTAACCGCATTTTTACTTTTATTTGGGTCAGATGAACTAAAGATAGATACTAATAAAGGTTCAATACTTTGTAGAAGATACATCGCTTTTTGGTGGGTAATATTAATATCATCAGTTTTCTTAGATGGTAATGTTATCCAAAAATGATATGAACCAGTATAATCTTGATATAATTTAATATCTTTTTCTTTTAATTCATCTGATGATTCATTTGATTCAGTTTCAAATGATAATATATTATGAGAACCAACTGGAGTTCCATCGATTGTATATTTACCAATTTTATCATCAAGGTTTTTATTTATTTCAGTTATAATTTCTTGTTTATTTTTATTCATTTCATTCATTACTTTGTCTAATGATACATTATGATAATCCAAATTTTTAGTTTCTATCATAACTGTTCCTTTGTTGGTAAATTCTATATTTGTATGTGGTAAATTAACAACTTTTGAATAATTCATTGGATAGATAACTTGGATACTTTTATATTTTTTGTAAATACTTTCTAATTCTTTTGTTTTAGATGGACTTAATTTATTTTTAATTACCTTTTCAATAAAACTTTTACATTCTTTGAAAGTTTTTATATTAGAAATAGTATAACATACTTCATGCTCTATACCTAAACCAAATTCGTCTTCTGGTTTAATTACTTTTACCACTTTCGATATTTTTTTTGTCTTCTTACCACTTTTACTACCACTTTTACTATTTTTACTATTTTTACTACTTTTACTATTTTTACTTACTCCAACATCATTTTTAGTTGGAGGATAATTAGGATCTTCTTCTGAATTATATCCATTATTACTACTATTATTATTCATATTAATATTACTAATCCGATTACTAATACTATTACTAATAAAAAATTCTATATATTTAATTTAAGCATATATTATTATCCATAATTCTATATATTGTTTTAAACCTTAAAAACGCTTACTTAATTTGTATATTTTTTAGTCTATACTAAAAAAATTGACATATAAATTTTATTCTAAATTGTTTAAATTTTTAAAATATTCTACAGTTCCTATATTTTCAAAATCGTCGTCGTCTAACCAACCGTCGTCTTCTAACCTATCGTTTTCGTTAATTGGATACCATTGATTTATGGTTATCGTATCGTCATACGATTCTTTAGTAAATTTTAAATTTTTTTTTAAATTTTCAAAAATTTCGATTTCATTATCTTCTGGCATATATTCTACATGATATTTTGTTAAATGTAATATTATCCTTTCTTCTGGATTTAACTCCGATTCATCAAGAGCATATTTTATTAAAGAAGATTCCATTTCTAATTTTTTTTCATTTTTGTCCATAAGGATTATTTCAATATTTAAATATATTGCTACCAATGGGTAATAACAATGCCATATAGCGCCAATATTTGTATTAAATCTTTCATTTTTGAATTCATCAAACATATTTTTATCCCTCTCTGAAAGTTTTTCATAAAATTTTTTTACATTTTCTTGTTCAAAAAGTGATGGATATTGGTTATTACCGTAACGAAGTAAAGCATATAAATCTGTCATTTTAATTAAATTATATTTATCTATTAGAGGAGAGTTTTTACACTTTAAAGCAACCCATATTGATTCATAACCACATTTATTATTTGGATCAATCATGTTTTTATCCATTATGACACTTATTAATAATTTTTACTATTTTAAAATCTTCAAGGGTATAAATTAACTCTTTTATTTTATATAAAAATATCTTTAAGTCGGAATTATATATTGCTTTAAAAATAAAATAAAATTGAATACATATTATTATAATTAAATATACTACAATTATTAATTTATAAATTAAATTAAATTAAAATAAAATAAAATAAAGAGATATTCATTAAATAATATTAAATATTTAATATTACAGTTATTTTCATAATGTAATTGATATTTTATTATTGACAAATTAAACCAAATTAAACCAAATTAAACCAAATTAAAAATGGATAATATTAAAAGGTATGATTTGGTAGATTTAAATATTAAAGAATATATATTAAAATTCATAGAAAATGATAGTAATAATATTCATTCTAAAAGATATTTAAAATATGATATGAGATTTACAAAAAGATTAAAAGAATTTAGTTGTGAATTACCTCTTTTGACTGACCCTTTGGAACAATTCGGTCAAGATTATTTCAATTGGTTTAATAATACTAATAAAAGTTATTATAAAATTATTATTGAATTTGATAAAGGTAATAATTATTGGATTGTTTCTACTAATAGTCTAAATTTAGGTTTTCATAAATATTTAGTTGGTGGAATTATTAAATTATTATATAATTATCAAAAAAATACTAAAGTCAATACTAAAGTTAATAGTATTTTAAATGAAAATGAAAATCAATTTGAAGAAATACCAGAAGAATTTTGTCAATATGTTAGTAAAGAAGATTTAGTAGAACGTAATTTATTAAAACCTCTGTGTTATGAATGGTATTTTAAAGATTTTCAAAATCAAGAAGTTTATAAAATGATAACAAACCGCGTTGATTTAAAAGATTATATAACACTTTTTAAAAAATATAGGATACAGTTTCCAAAGATGTCATTTTTAACATTTCATGTAGCATCAATTGATAGTATTACTTTTAAAAGACAAATATATAATATTCCGGTTGATTGGTTAGAAATAGAATCAAACCCAATTCTGGAATCTAAGATAGCTTATTTCATTAATAGGTTATTAAATAAAGATGAAGTTTTAAAAGATTTTACTATTTCTATTACTACTGTTAATGATTTACCAGTTAGAGAATTATTAAATGATAACGACGACTTATATAAAAAAGTTGAGTTTGATAAATATGGTATTGATAAGCAGATATGGATACAAATGCTTTTTGCAATTGGACCTTTTGGAATTAATAAACTATATGAATATATGATGTTAGATAATGTAATAAAAATTTTAGAAAATCATATGAATATTAATAATATGAATGACGACATTAATCGCAAAATTATAAAACATAAATATGGAGATACTATTAAAAAATTATACAAATTTAGTATGATGGAACCAGGATTAAGTAAAATAGATATGAATATTTACTTCAAAGTAGTTGAGTCAATTAATAATCAACCTGATAATATTATTCATCATCGTGCTAAATTCTGTGTTTATGCAGAAAGATTAATAGAAAATATAAACAGAGGTAGATATAGTAAATACGAAATTAAAGTAAAGGTTGCAAGATTCAAATCAACCGGACAAAATAAAGTGTTTTTTACTAATTATAAAGAAAAAAATGAATATTCATACAAATATGTTCATCAATTAGAAGTTATGACAAGTAGATAATAATCAATATTTAATAATCAATATTTAATAATCAATATTCAATATTTAATATTTTAAGATTTATATTTTTTTATTTTATCATTAACTAAAATAATATAAATAATTAAATTTAATAATTAATAATATAAATAATTAAATTTAATAATTAATAATATAAATAAATTGTAAAATAAATTGTAAAATAAATTGTAAAATAAATTGTAAAAAGTAATAACATATTAATTATGGAAATGACAATTAGTCCATTAGATAATAGATATTATCCGGAAATGGAAGAATTATCAATTTATTTTTCAGAAGAAGCATGGATAGGACATCGTGTTTATGTAGAAGTAGAATATTTTGAATATTTGATTACATTGTTAAAGGAAAGAGGGTATATTCCTAAAAATGAAATTATTAAAACAAGAAAATTAATAGAATCTATTTTGTTAAATGGAAATATGAAAAAGGAATGTATTCAACAAGTGAAAGATATTGAAAAAACTACAAAACACGATATTAAAGCAATTGAATATTGGTTGAGACAAAAATATAAAGAATTACATCCAGATAGTAAGAATGATTATAGTGAATATATTCATTTAGGTCTAACTTCTCAAGATATTAATTCTGTTGCTTTTTCAATTCAACTCAAATCAACTATTAATAATATTATATTTCCTACATTAAAAAATTTAGTTAATAAAATATTAACTTTATCAGATAAATGGAAATCAATTGTATTTCTTGCTATGACACACGGACAACCTGCTGTTCCCACTTTATTAGGAAAAGAAATGAAAGTATTTGTAGAAAGATTATATTATTTGGCCAAAAAGTTAGAAAGACATCAACATTTAACTAAATTTGGAGGAGCAGTTGGTAATCTAAATGCGCATTATGCGGCGTTTCCTGATATTGATTGGAATGAAGAAATGGATATATTTTGTAATAAATTCGGTTTAAAAAGATGGCATTATACAACCCAAATTAGTAATTATGATGATATTGGAATTCTCAGTTCTATTCTGGTTTCAATAAATACAGCATTATTAGATTTATCTCGTGATGCTTGGTTATATATTTCTCGTGGTATATTTTCTTTAAAATTAGATGAAGGACAAGTTGGGTCTTCTACTATGCCACAAAAAGTAAATCCGATTAATTTTGAAAACGCAGAAGGTAATTTACAAATGGCGAATACATTATTACAATTTTTTCAAACTAAATTACCAGTCTCAAGAATGCAGAGAGACTTAACCGATAGCACTACTTTACGCAATTACGGTTCATCTTTAGGTTATATGTTGATTGCGTTTAAAAATATTGATAGGGGTTTAAATAAATTAAAACCAAATACTGAATTTATAGAAAAGGAATTAAATAGTCATCCAGAGATATTAGCAGAACCAGTTCAAATAATTATGCGTAAATATTGTTTATCAGATGCGTATGATTTATTAAAATATGTTAGTCAAAAGAAAGAAGTATTTGAAACAGAACAAGAATTTATCAAATGTGTTATTACATCAATAACTAAAAATTATAAAAATGTTAAAAAAGAAATGTTAGATGAAATATCTAAATTATCTGTAAAAACATATTATGGAGCAGTTTCTAATTTATTAAATTTCTAAAATAATGAAAATTGTTTTTGATTTATTGTTTTTAAATTTCTTTTATTATTATAAATAATAAATTAATAATTAAATATGATTAAACAAAATGGAAGTGGTATTAGAACTAGATTTAAAAAATTTTTTCGTAAAGATAAAAAAACAATAAAGAAAGAAACTAACTCTATTAAAGATAAAAATACATGGTTCTCAAATCCTACACAAACTCCTAATAGACCCATAAGACCAGAAAATAATGTTGTAAAAGAAGAACCAATATACGCAACAGTCAATGAAGAAAAGAAACCTAAAAATAAGAAATTTAAAAAAACTAAAAAAACAATAAAAAAAGAAAAGAAAATTAATAAAAATTTTAAAAAAACTCAAAAGATAAA